CTTCGGATGTCTTTTTCTTCAATTCCTTTAGCTTTCCACTCTTCTTCGGTCTTATAAATCTCTTTTGTTTTTAAATTGCTTATAGTCGTAGTGACCTTAGCTGGTTTGACTGTTTCCATTATACTGTGACCTCCTTGTTAATGTTTAAATAACTAATTGTTATGTCTACCCCATCCGTTACTGTTCCTACTGTTGTATAAGAAAGAACGGTATTACCTTCTACGACCATGGGATTCGTTAAAATTTCTACACTGGTTGCCGCGACTAATGTTTGCGTGTTAATCACCTCAAAACCATTATTGGTAATCGTAATCGTTGGAGTATTAGCCCCTGACTTATTGGTTACATGTAATGATTTAACAATATAGGTCTGATTAACTAATGGGTTTTGAGTAGCCACTCCACTTACAAGAGTAGTTCCAAAGAATTTAATAGGTCCTTCAGCACTCGTACTCGTTACTCCATACATTTTATATTCATTGACTACAGCCATTATTCTAAAAAGAAACTCTTCGCTTCTATCTCCTGTTTAACTTCCTCTTGAAATGAAGTATTTAATTTTGTGATGACACCGTCAAGATCTCTGACCAGTGATTGAAAAGTTGCTTCTTCATATTCAGGTGAAGCTCTTGTTAATGATTGTACAATCTTTGCCATTATAATGCTGTTGCTATTCCTCCATAAAAGAAACGTGCTCTTCCACCTTCTCTCATACTTCCTTCATACTTTGAAGAAGTAGCTGCATCTTTATATTCATGAAATCCTGTTTTGCCAATGTCTCTTAGATCTCCCGCAGCAATTGCTTCTCCTGTATGACTTCTTGCGGGTCCTGTTTTTGCAGCTTGCGTTGCAGCTGCGTCTTGTTGAACAGCTTTTAAATTATCTGCTTTTAGTTTTTCAGCTTTTGCCTTCTCGCTGGCTCTCCATTTTTTAATGTCTTGTTTCTCAAAAAATTTTCTCATTTTTCCTATGTCTCTAATATTATGCTGTTGAAAAAAACCCGGATATTTTGGTTCTTTTTTATCCCAACCCATAGCGTTTTCAAGCATACCCATAAGACCAAAAGAACCTATCCCTAAATTTTGAATGTTAAGACCATCTTCATCTTGATATAATCCTGTGTTAACATTTTTATATCCTCTAATTGGACCATCATAACCTTCTACTTGAAACCATTTTCCCGAACCTTTATCTAAATTTCCCCATGTTCCAAAGCCCCCACCGCCTCCACCGTCGCCACCACCAGTAAAGGCATTAGTGTAAGGTATTCCAAAATTTTGAGTGGGTGCTGTTTCTGTTGTTGTGGGAGTTGTGGGTAATACAAATGGGTTTTGTAAATATTTTTGTTGGGGTATATTATAATAACCCGCTGCTCTTATTTCTTGGTCTGTAGCCATTATCCTCGTCTCCCGTCGGGTTGTATATCTAATCTAAATGTTCCTAGTTTCCAGTCTTCTGCAGATGAAGTATTTGATATCTTAAGCGCGATGGATCTGGCTCTTACGCGAGTGTCAATCTTATCATTGGCAGACGTGATTGTAAAGCTGGTTGTAGTGCTACTGTCGTTTGGAAAATTTTTAGTGATTAAACTTATTTGTGTGTCACCAGTCTGAGAAATAAAATCAGGGACGAATCTTCTTATCTTCATAATGTATTCACCATCCCCTCTAAGGTCCGGGGTGCCTATCATCTGCCCCTGGGAACTTCTTTTCTGGGTAATATCAAAATCACCTGAAGTAATACTTCCAAGGACAGCTGTAATAACTCCCCCTGCATCAACTCGATCGGTCCCTGTTTCCTGCGCATAGTAAATTGTTGTGCCATTAGTATTACCTATTACATCAAACGATGCATTATCTGAAGTGCTATAGGTACAGGCATGAGGCTTATCAAATACCGCTGAGTCCTGCCATACGGTTCTGTCTAAAGAACCGGTTGTCCAGATAGGTCGTTTATGCATCTTTGATTCTACATAACTATAAGTGACCACTCGATCCACGACATCGGAACCTGCACTACAATAGAACCATTGAATTTCTCCAAACAAGTTATTGAGTCCACAGTTAATTAAATCTTTAGGAGTTGAATTTAAGGAGTCATAAACATAATCTTCTACTAAACAAGGCATAGATCTTAATTGACCATCGTACATAAAAAAACCATTCTCTGACATCCAGTAGGAGGTACCATCTACTTCAATACCGGCATTTTTTCCTAAAAGACCACAGTTCGTTCCTGCTTGTTCAAATGAGAAAGTAAACGGTTGACCCACGAAACGCATTAAAAATAAAGAGGTATCGGTCCATACATAAATAGCATCCCGACCTCTCTGGGCTCCCATGATCACCGATCCGGCGGCAAGTCTTTGCGTACCTGCTGTATTTGTAGCCGTGACGGTATAAGAATCAGTACCCGTGATCTCTTCTTGGTTAGACCATCGAATAAACATATCATCCTGTGTTGATGCAGTTCCAACTGTGGTTTCAGTTCCAAAAAATACTAAGTGTCTATCGGGTGTTGATACTAACATATGACGCGATGCTGTTGGAGCATTCGCAATGATTGTGGCTCTTGTGCTAGTAGATCCAGTCGCATCCCATTCAAAACATGGTCCATTATATATCAAAGCAATTAATTTAGTTCCATAGTTGTCCAGAACCCATAGGCCTGGATCAATAGTAAAGTCTGCAGAAGAAGCATCACCCCATGCAACGTAGTCTGAAATATTAGTAATAGTAGCTCCTATGGTGTGAGCCGCTTTGCTGGTACCATTAACTTCTCTCGCACCTCCGCTTAAAATTCCTGTAGATGTGTCATTGGCAGTGTAACTTATATCTTCTGTGTCAATTCTAATTTCTCCAGATGTAGGAAAAGCAGCTGAACTTGTTAAAGGAATATCGGTTACTGTATCATCAATAGTTGAAACCAACGTAGTAGTTGCTGGACCTGATGCAGTTCCAGACCATACTCCTGTTCCCCAACCGTAACCGGCTAATTGTTGCGAAGGTCCTACGGTGTAATAACATAAAACTGAAGCTGAACCACTGGCAGATAGAGGGGTCCCTGCTTCTTGAGTATCCATAGTAATGGTAAAAGTAGTAGCAGTGGGCACGGACGTCACCATAAATTTTATATCTTCAAAAGTAGCGTCAGTGAATGTAGATCCTACTGCTGTCACTCCACTTACTAAATTAAACATAACAATATCATCGTCGGACAGTCCATGAGTCGACGCTCCACAATCTACCGTGACAGTTGTTGAAGAAGAAGTACTTGTAAAAGTACATCCGGTTAATGTAGCTCGGATAGGGTGTATGTCATAAAATATACCCCCTGAATAAATATATAAAATTCTGTTGGTTCCTAGAGCTGCGTATTTAATACCAGCGTTATCGTCCCAATGATGAAGAGCACGCGTAGCCCCAGTTAGTTTGTCGGCCCCTAGTTGTTGCCAACCCCCTATTTTCTCAGGAGTCCCGTATCTAAATCTGACATTATCACCGTCAAACCATTGACCTTCTGCTCCTAGTTCTGAGACTTGTTTGTTGAAACCCGGTAAAAATCCTAATTTTTGTAACATATATAATCCTTATGAAGGAGACAGTGAGGTATGTGGTGGAGTCACTGTCTCCATCGTAAAGCTATATCATCGTTTAAACCAAGAAGGAAGACCTAAATGAGGACGCTTGTCAAACATATTATCTTTAGCTCCCGGTGTCTTGCAATTATTATAATGTAAAAATGCTTGAATACATTCTTTACCTTTAAATTTATTTCTCCAGTGCTCTAGTTCACAGCCCCTGTAGACCAGCATATCTCCTGGTTTAAGATCTACTTTAATTCCTTTATTACCAAGTATTTTATAAGGAACATTTTTTGGTGGAATCTCTGTATTCGTAGGATCAAGATATATAGACCAATCTTCACCACCCAACTTCATAGTAGTAGATATTTCACAACTAAATCGATCCTTATGTCTTTTAAGAACATCTCCATTTTTATAAATTCTTGCATAAGTATAAGCAGGAGTCAATTTTAATCCTGTAGTCTTTTCCATAATGGGTTGACACTTTAACATTAAAGTTTCCATAGCAATATCTGCATAATAACAATAAGTATTGTTATATCCTGCACCTGTTTGATCATAAAATCCTAACATGTTTTCATAAGGAGAAATGTATCGAGTTTTTCTACAGGTATCATAAACCTGTTTTTTCATTGAAAAGTAATTTGCTATAAAGACTGCTAAATCTTTTGAGATAGCTTGTTTAATAACTACGTATTTATTTTTTTTAAAACTCATATTATTTTAATAAAATGTGGTAATTGATTTAAGGATAAATCAAAAGCAATTGTAATTCTTTTATTATTTCCTTTATGTTTATCTGTATAGTGAGGAATAAAATTTTGAAA